GCCGCCGCGCGCACGAACGGCAAACTCGGCGGCGGGCAGTTCGTCTATCCGCGCGGCACCACCGGCGCGCAGCGCTACCACCTCCGCAACATCGCCGCCCAGGGCGGCAAAGTCATCACCGACGCACAGCAGAAGGCCCTCGACGCCGTCGAGCGGCTGAGGAAGAAGTCAGAATAGAACCCCACAAAACACCAACGGCCCGGTCCCAGGTTCCCCTGGCCGGGCCGTTCGTGTGTCTGGGCGGTGTTGCGCTAGGCGGCTCGCTTACGGCGCTGGCGCTTCGCAGGAGCGGGTTTCGGCGTCGCGGGGGCCTCATACTTCGGCCGGGCCCCGAAGGCCTCAGAGAGGGCCGCGCCAGCCGCCTTGAGGTGCGCGGGCACTGCGCCCTGCGCGTAGCGGAATGTGGTGCTGCTGTCCGCGTGGTCAAGAAGCTGGCCGGTGATGGAGAGGCTGCCAGTCTGCCGGTAGACCATCGCGGCGAAGCTGTGCCGGAGGTCATACGGCCGCATCGTCGCCGCGCGGGAGAGGTCGAGGTCGGGCCGCGACTTTTTCAGCTCTTTGATCGCCGCGTCCCTGGCGCGGACGAACGTGCGCCGGATCGAAGAATTGGACGGTGTGACGCCCCAGCAGTTGGCCGCGTCGAACGCCTTGAACGCTTCGACCGCGTCCGGCGTGATCGGCTTGCGCCGGGCCCGCGTGCCCTGGCCCTTCTTCCGGCCTGGGCAGCTAATCTCCATCGCGTCCCAATGCACGTCGCCGCGCGACATCCTGGTGAGCTGGGCTCGCGTCACCGGCGCGTAGGCCTCGACCGACAAGAACGCCTTGGTGCGCGACGGCTCGCCGCCCTGGCCGGTGTCGCGGATGTTGGCGAGAATGGCGTCGATCAGCTCATACGGCTGATCGCGTCGCTGCGGCTCGGCCTTGTCGAAGCGCGTGATCTCGCGGAAGGGGTTCGCGGCGTTCTTGCCGTCGAGCACCGTGAAGACATGCGACAGCGCCGTGCGGTATTTGTCTTTGGTCGAATCGCTGACAGCCAAACCGTTGAGCGCCTGCTGCAGCTCGACGTGGCCGCCCTTCTGCAGGAAGGACTGGCGGGTGCGTTTCCCGAATTTCGATACCCACCACCCGAGCTGCTGCTTCCGCTCTTCGCGTCGCCGGTCAGTAAGGGTGGCCGTCTTCAGATATTCCTTCACATCACCGGCGAGCAGCCCGCGCGTGCCGTTGCTGACGGCGGTGCCGATGGTCGCCTGCTCGTTCTTGAGCTTGCCCTTCTCGTCGTGCCAGCGCGCCTGGAGGACCTTCAGGTCGGTTCCGAGCGGATACCGTGCCTCAGGCGAGGACAGCTCACGCGCGCCACTGCCGACGCGGGCGATGACGCTGATGCCGTGCGCGTCCTGGTAGATGCCGGGTGCCAATTTGATGCGTTTCATTTCGAGTAACTCCTTGCCCTCAAGTCTACCATACAGGCCCCATTTCCACGTATTGAAAAACTTCCACGCACTTACTTCCACGCACTCTGCGTGGAAGTCATAGAATCATTGAGTCATTCGTTAAGAGTGTTATAGACGGGTTTTGCGTGGAAGTGAGCCCATGGGCAGCCCTGGAAGGAGGGGCGCTACGTTGTTTTATTGGGCTTTTTGAGGATTTGGGGTGGTGCGCCCGGCAAGAATTGAACTTGCGGCCCCCCGCTTAGGAGAGCTAATCGTGAATTTTAAGAGGCGCGTTTGCAGCTAGTTGCGAGGCGGGTATTTTTTCTCTCCCACGCACTTTTTGGAGTGTGCGAGACTGCTCTGGAGACTTTAGGAGATACTACCACGAGGCCCACATGGCAGACGACAAGATCGGTCCTGACTTCGACCCCGTCGCGCTCGGCCGCATCAAGGGCTGGCGCGTGGAAACCGGTATCGGGAAAGACGACCGGCTCGATGTGCTCGTGCGCTTCTGGGACGGGGGCTCGCTGGCCCTACGCGGCGAGATGGCCGGGCCGCTGACCTTGGACGTGCGGCCCGCCACGATGCTCACAGACAGGGTCGTGGACGCGTTCCTGAAGACCGTGGTGCCCGACCAGGAACGCACCGAGCGCATCAAGAAGCTCTACGCCGGTCGGTTCCCGGAGAACCCCGAGCTATACGTGGCGGCAATGAAGGCGTGTCACGAGCTGGGCCTGCCGTGGACCGACCCGCGCACCGGGGTCACCCACGAGCCGCCGAAGCCCTAAGGCACGCACAGCTCGGGCGCGACTATCAGCGCCTGCACCGGCTGGCGGCTGCACTTGAACACGACGAAGCAGGCCGTCGTCCGCGTGTCCCGCACCACGCTGATCCGGCAGTAGGTCGATTGCTGCTCGTAGACGCTGACGAAGCGCGGCACCGGTGGCGCAATCGACGCGCAGCCGCTGACCAGCAGCAGCGCGACGACGGCGAGCCCGCGCCTCATCTCATCGCAGCCGGAGAATGGGCCCGCTGTTCAGCAGGCCGAGCGCCTCCAACAACCACAGCACGAAGATGAGCACGATCACCACCTGCACGACCGTCGCGATGGGGTTGCCGATGCTGAACGCGGCCATGAGCTGCCGCGCGGCCCAGACGATCAGACAGAACACCAGGAGGATGACAAGGAGGCCGATGATCGACATGGTGACTCCAGAAAACTACAAAAGTTCCACGAGGAACACATCCTGCCGACTGCGCCCCGTATCGTTGGGGTCGCTGCCGAGCGTCTTCTCCCAGTTCGAATGGAACAGCAGCCACTTGCCGTCCGGCGACACGCTCGGAATCGGCTGATACCAGAAGTAGGTGCTGGCGTCGTCCTGCTCGTCGCGGGCGTCTGAGCGGTGCTGGCAGAAGCGCCAGACGGCCGAGGGCCCATCTGTCGCGATGGCGATGATCTCGTCGTCCCAGGCCCGCCAGGGGGCTTGCTCGTTGTTGTAGCGATACGTGGCCGTGAACACCGGCAGCAGCGTCTCCGGCCGCGCGTTGTGCCACGAGGTGTGGTCGTCCAGGTAGGTTTCCTTCGGCCGCAGCACCGGGTCGATCAGGTTCTCGGCGACGTCCACCTCGTTGAGCTTGCGGATGACCCACTGCCCCGCGTCCCAGTCGCCCGACGCCACGTCGTGGTTGATCTGCCAGCCGTAGCCCTGCGTGTCGTGGCCCCACGGCGCGACGGTGACCGGCGCGTAGGTGCCCTGCTCGGTGTCCCAGATGACGTAGTGATACGGCTTCGCTTGCACCGGGTAGAGCACGACGTAGCGGCCGCTGTGGTCAATCGCGATAGAGTGCAGCTTGAACCCGAGGCCCGGCTCCGTCAGCGTGTCGATCATGTAGGCGAACTGCGTCTCGCCTTCGAGCAGCACCGCCGCGTAGTGGTGATCGTCCTGGCCCTGGCCGCCGAAGAAGACCGCGAGCGCGCTGTCGGCGCTGACTATGCCGCCGACATACGTGCGCGGCTCCACGAGGTTCAGGCCGAGCTGGTCGAGGTTGAGGATGTCCTGGTAGCCGACGACACCGGTGTCGTCCACGGTCGCCGCCATGATCGTGCGCGTCACCGGCCCGCCCACGACGTAGAGGAACGGCACCGCGCTGCGGCTCCAGGTCGGCTCGCACTGCGACGACACGTCGCCGACGACGCTGCCGTCGCGCCGGAAGATGCGCTTACCCGTCGGGCCGATCAGGTAAAACTTTGACGCGTCCGCGTTCCAGCTCGACACATGCGCGTTGCTCGCGATGCGCCAGCTCGACCCGCCCATCGTCGCGTCGGTGATGCGCGTGAGCGTTGCGCCGAGCGCCGGATCGGTGAACGTCGAGCCCGCCGGGCCGAGCACCGGCAGCGGCGGCTTCTCACGCGGGTCGCGGTCCTGGACGGCGTTGCCGTAGAGCGGCGGCGGCTCGGGCGGTGTCGTGCCGTCGAGCGCGACGAGCGCGAGGTTGAGCTGCTCCTGCGCGGTATGGATGTGGGCCTTCGCGGCCTCGATGTCGGGTGCGCTCACATGACCCCCTGGCTGATCCAAATCTGTTTGCGCTCGACTGTGAGCGGGAGACCGCCGCGCATACGGCACCGACGTTGTGCCCAGCGGGCGCACCAAATGACGCAATACGCGACCACGATCCATTCAGATGCGAGTGCCATCCGGCATTCGCCCTCCGTTGCCGAAGCCCCAGATTTTCGCGTCGGTCCACTTCACGTTGTCGAACGTGCAGCAGGCGAGGTAACCGCGCGCGTTGGCGTCTTCAGGATCAGGCCGGTCGTTGTCCCACATCATCGCGGCCTGATCTTCATCGAACCGAAACTTGTAGTCGTTGCCGCGCTGGCCGAACTGCCACAGCGTGTCCACGCAGCGCGCCTGCGTCTCGTCCATCGGCCAGCTCGGGTCGCCCTGATAGTCGATGCCGTTCACGTCGTTGTGGAGATCGTCGTAGAAGCCGAAGCGGCCGCGCGGGTCGCCGTCGGCGAACCAGCTCGTGACGTGCGGGCTGAAGTGCATCCAGGCCGAGACGCCCGCCGCGTGGCAACGCTGCCCGTGGTGCCGGAACGCGTCAATCGTCACCTGCCCTGGGGTGTTCCACAAATTCCATTCCCAGCCGAGCGAGCTTTCATCGACGGCCTTCGCCGCGATGAGCGCGTCGAGCACCGGGTCGGCATAATCCGCCCACTGCTGCGCGGTCATGAAGCCCGGCTGGAAATATTTCGAGCCCAGCATCACGCGCACCCAGAGCCCGTAGGACTGCACCCGTTTGCAGGTCTCGATGAACTGGTCGAGCGTGCGGCCTGCGCCGGGTGGCTTGTTGCTCGGCTGGTCCTTCGCGGCGACGCTGTCGGGATACGACAGCCGCAGGTGTGTGTAGCCGTAGCCCGCGACCTTCTCCAGATACTGCTTCTGGAAGTCGTCGGTGTAGCGGTCGATGAACCACGACAGAATCCGCTCGGGATGTCGCGAGCTGACGCCACGGTCGATCACCGGCGCGCCTTCCATCACGACGCCCCAGGAATCCGCGCGCAGGTAGTCGCGCTCGTGTGGCGCGAAGCTCGGCGTCGCCGCCAGCGGCTGCACGATCTCCGCTTGACCCGCTTCGAGGCGTCCTGGATGCCGCCAGTGATTCAGCCGTGTCGAGGGGTTTCGCCGCAGCGCGTCGGGCGCATCGAGCACCGAGACCGATTCCGTCGAGGGCCACGGCAGCACGTCCATGCCAGGGATGTAGGGCGACGTGTATGGCGGTGCGAACGGTGGAAGAGGCCCCCGCACAATCGGCTGCACGGGGGCCCGGTTAAAAGACGGTTGCAGGGTCGCGACGACGTTGACGGTCTGCTCGCTGAACGTCACCTGCGGATTCGCACCCGTGGTCCAGGGCGCGTAGCCGTCGGCGATGACCTCGACGTCGCCGATCCACGGTGGCGTCTTCGCCGGGCCCGCGTAGAAGTTCGCGGGGTTCGTCGCGCGCACGGTGCCGCTGAGGCCCGCGTCGATGCGAATCACGAGCGGTTTGGTGATCAGCGCGCCGGTCGGATCGACGGCGGTGACGTTGAACTGAATTTGTCCGGCGCTCTGTGGCGTCGGCTCGTCGTCGTGGTGATGATGCTTCTGTGCCATGTGTGCCTCGTGATTACTGAATCTCCACGCAGATCCCACCCGCGATGTTGTTCACGCCGTTGGGGAACGTGCTGACGGCCCCGATGCGAATGAAAGTGAAGTTCGTCCCGCCGCCGTAGCCGAGACCCGGCTCGATGACACCGGCGATGGAGGTGTAGTTGAGCGTGACGTCCGCGTTCCCGCCGACCGTGGTGAAGCCGCCGGGCACGACAATGAGCAAGTTCGCCGTTGGGCCGCCCGCATTCGTGCCGCCGACGTTGTAGCTGTAGTGCATCGTGCGGCCGATGACGAAATACGCGTCGCGCGCGGCCGTCGCGACGGTCCACGTCCCGGTGCTCGCTGAAAAGTTCGCCGCCGCGAAGGGGCGCGTGATCCAGCTCCCCTGGTTGTGCTCGGTGAGAATCCAGCCCGAGCCGTTATAGACGTAGGTGACCCAGCCCATCGGCCCGATAGGTGTCGGCCCGGTGACGATGGCGTTGAAGAATTGATTCAGCGCGGTCGATCCGGCGTTCTGATGCGCGAAGGTAATTTTCCGGTTCACGGTGCTCGCGACGTTCTTGATCGTGATGCGCTGTCCAATCACGCCACCCGAGAGGCCGGTCAGCAGCAGATCCGCTGCGCCTTGCCACTCCCAGTAGGTCTCTTTCACGCGGCCCACGAGCACGTAGTTGTTCACCGCGCCGGTCGCCGAGCTGTCTTTGATGACGGTGGTGCCGCCAGGATCGACCGAGGTCAGCTCGGTCAGCGGCGACACGATGTTGTCGCAGGTCTTGATCGTCGCGCCGTGTGCGGGCGGCACAGCGGGCGTCTCGAATACCAACTTGAACCCGACGCCGAAGGCCGCGTAAGCCGTCCACCGGCCGGAACCGTCGGCGATGATCGGGTTCGTATTCGGCACCGTCAACTGGTTGTCTGTGTAGGTCACCAGCGGCGTCGTCGTCCCCGCCGCGTAGGTCCAGACCAACCCGCCCGGCACCGTGGTGCCGTTGGCGTCTTCGAGCGTCTCGTAGCCCGACGGAAGCAGTCCCCCGAGAGCGGCCATTACTCAGCTCCTCGCTCGCGACGCGCGGCCGCACCGAGCGTGCCGCCCAGGAACGGCAAGATGTAGGCGGCCTTCGGGTCAGCGAGCATCGCCTTGAAGCGCGCATCGAGACCCGCCACTTCTCCGGCCAGCGGCCGCCGCGACGGGCCGGGTGCCAGTTCCAGCAGCTTTTGCTGCGCCTCTGGCGAAGACGAGCCGAACAGATCACTCGCCGCTTTTTCTTTCCCGACCATCGCGCGGGCTGTCTGCGCTTGCTCACGCAGCGCCTGCGTCTCACGCGAATAGTCGAGCGTGCGAATCGCTTCCGCGTGCGAGTCCCCGACCTGCCGCAGCCGGATGTAGAGCTGTCGCTCTTCGACCGGCAGCTTCGAGACGGCCTGGAATTGCTCGGTCGTCATGTTGCGGATGACGGGCACAGCGGCCTTCGCAGCGGGGCTCGCGACGTTGTTGTCAGGCACGGGCGCAGCGGCCGGTGCTTCCACGGGCGCGGGCTCCGGCCATCCTGGCGGCCGTCCCGCAGGCGCATACGCCCCGCCGCGACTCTCGGTGTTGAGCAGCGTCGTCAGCTCGTGCCCTGAGGCGTTGGGGTTTTGCGCGAGCACGCGTTGACGTGCGGCCTGCTGTTCCGCCGAGAGCGCAAACTTCGGCGCGACTTCTGCAGCAGCGGGTGCGGCTTCAGCAGCGGCCGCAGGCGCGGGCGTCGCGCCCAGTCGCGCGTTCCGCAGCATCGGATAACCGACGGCGGTCATCGCGATCATGTCGGCGATAGAGGGCGGGACGCCCGCCTTCTCCAGGCCGCCCTTGTAGATTTTGTATTTCACCAACGGCGTCGCCACCGACGCGGCGGCTTTCACGCCCGCGACCGCGCCTGTCGCGTTCGCTGCGCGTGCGATCCCCTTGATCGCCATGCCGCCCATCAGCGCATCTTCCGGCGCGATACCGACGCCGTTGTCCGCGCCGATGATGTTCGAGTCAGCGCGCGGCTGATCGCCGACCATCGTGATCGGCACGCCGAGCACCGAGGTCGTCTTCGACGGGGGCGCGTGGAGCTGCTTTTGATAGTCGTAGAACGCGCGGCCCTCCTCCGGCGTCAACTTCTTCGCAGCAGCGGCGGCCACAGCGCGCATCGATTCATCAGGCGAGATCGACGCCTGATAGAGCCACTCGTTGAGATTGAACGGCTGCTCGTCGGCCATCACTTCCGCTCCAGCAGCTTTTGGATCTCGGGCGGGACGACACCGGGCTGCACCGCCGCCGGTTTGGTCTCAAAGGTGCTGCGGTTGAGTGGCACGAGCGTCGCCTTCTCCAACTTGGCGCGGCGTTCGTCTTCCAGCTCGGTCGGCATCAGGCCGCGCAGGAAGTTCAACTCGTCCTCGCGATTCTGCTCGGCGATCTCGCCCTGGCGCTGAATAGATTCCTTCAGCATCTTGGTGATCGCTTGCGTGTTCGCGCCGACCGGTTGGCCCGTGAGATACGTCATTGCGCCTGCGATGTCACCGACGGCGGTGCGCTGCTGAAATTCGTGGAGCATCTGCACCCCGGCCGCGCCCGCCGGAGCCGTGAGCTGCGCGAGGCCGAGCGCCAGCTCGTTGAGCTGCACGCGCGGGATGTTGTAGCCGCCCTTGCCGTCCGAGAATTGCGTCAGCAGCCCGAGCAGATGGTTCGCCTGCCGGACCTTGGTGTCTTCCTGGCCGATGCCACCCGAGCGGTTCGACATCGCGCGCGAGAGCACCGTGCGTGCTTGGTTCTCCAGGACCGACTGGTTCGCGGCCTTCACCGGCGCGGGATGCGCGTTGTCGTAGGTGCGCTCATCAATGTGCTGTTGCAGCGCGGCCTTGCTCTTCGCAGCGGCCTTCTGCTGGTCGAGCGCCTGGAGATCCCCGAACGTGAGCTTGCTGCGGTCGGCTCCTTCGCCGTATTTCGACACCGCGTAGGCGTCCAGCTCCTGCTCGGTCGGCGTCACCTTCGGCGCGGGGGGCTTGGGTTTCGGATTCGACGCCAGCTCCTGCTGGTCGATGCCCGAGAGCACCTTCTCGCCCTCTTTCAGCGTGACCTTCGGCACCAGCTCGTTGCCCCGGTCGATGTATTGCTGCTTGAGCGCGTCCCAGTCGTCGGTGCTGCTGAAATCCTTCTGGATTTGCGCGATACGCGTCGGCGACAAATCCCCCGTCGCTTTCGCGGTGCCGATGCGCGCGAGGAAGTCGCCAGGGTCGGCCGCCTTGGCCGCTGCGTTGGCGATGAGCACTTCTTCGGCGTTGCTGTGCGCGGTCTTCGCGGCCCGCAGTTTGCCGAGGTCGCCCTGCGCGTCGCTGTAGTGTTTGAGCCACTGCTCGCCGACGCCGGGATATTTCGCGCTGACGAAGTTGGCGACCTTCTCCGCGTCGATCTCGCCGGTGTTGGGGTCCTGGTATTGCTTGATCAGTCCCGCGAGGTATTGCTCGCCCTCGCGCTGCTGCTGCTGTTGCTGCTGCTGCGCCTGCGCGCCTTTCAACTGCATGTCGCGCACCGCGATCTCGCTGTTGGCGAGCGCGTCGCGTCGCTTCTGCTCACCGAGCTGCGTCGGGATCTGGCTGATGTTTTCAATCGCCCGGCCCCACAGGGCTCCGCTCTGCGCCTGGGCTCGCGCGTTGATCTCCGCGAGCGCCTGGGCGTTTTGCCCCTGCAGCAGGCCGCCGCGCTGGATGATGTCGGCAATGGTGCCGACGAGCGGCGACGTCTCCGGTGTGTCGTAGCGGAACGGAGCCATTACATGTTCACGAGACCCGCGCTGGTGTTGATGCGGTCAAGCCACGCCTGATAGTTCGTCTGATACTTCTGCAGCGCGCCTTGGTAGGCGTTCTTGTAGGGGTCGAGATACTGCGTCGTGTAGTTCGTGTTGTATTTCCCGAGCGCGCGGTCGTAGACGTTTCCGTACTGCGTCTGCGCGAGACCCTGATTCCACTTCGCGATGTCCTGCAGCGTGCCGCCGCTGTTCAGCACGCCGCGCGCGGCTGCGCTACGCTCGACGCCCTGCTGGCCTTGCTCCTGCACAAACTTGAATCCCGGATCGTTGGCGGCCTCTTCCCACGTCGGCGCAGCAAACGCCGGAGGCGGCGTGTAGCCGGGCGGCGTGAAGTCGCCACCAGGGAATGGATTGATCAGCCCGCCGCCGCCGCCACCACCACCCGTCGCGGGTGGCGGGGCCGCGCTCGGGCCGCCGCCGCCGCCGGTCAGCCAGTCGGCGGGCGGGGGTCCGCCCAGCGACGCGTAAGTGCCGTCAGGGCTCTTCGTGAAATAGCCGCCCTGGCCGTCGGTATAAATCGGCACGCCATCTGGGGCTTGCCCCACTTGCTGATAGCTGCCGCCCGTTTTCGCGACGGGCTCGGTGGTGCTGACGCCACCACTCGTCCCTCCAGCCGCTGGCGTGATGCGAATGTTGCCGCGCCCGTTGTCGTTGGGGTCGCCCGGCACGTAGGGATACCACTGGCCCGTGCGCGGGTCCTGAATCTCGGCCGTCGAGCCGGGGTTGGCGTTCAGATAGTCCTGGCCGCCGTAGTAGGAATAGACCACCGGCTGCTGCGTCTGCGTGCCAGTGTTCGAGTCGTAGAGTTGTGCTGCGGCCATGACTCAGCTCCACCAAAAATTTGTTGTGAGCGGCATTCCGAGCGTGCCGACCTTGGTGTTCTGCACCTGGGTGCGCGACACGGGCTCGGGCGGGACAGCTCCCGCCAGTTCTTTTGCGATGCGACCGTTTGGGCCGAACCAATACGCGCTGTTCTCCGGCGTGAGCCCGCCGGTCTGCGCGATGCGCTGCGCGAAATACTGGATGTCTGTGGGTCCGCTGCCGGGCCCGGTCGGCGACGCGCCCAGGCTCGCGTAGTTCTTCGCGAGCGCCTGCATCACCGGGTCGCTGCCGACGTCGGCGGCAGGCACGCCCGGCGTGCCGGTGCCACCCGTGCCGGTGAATCCGCCGGTCTGCTGCGTGCCGTCGGCGGTGAAGCGCGGATCGACGCCGGGCACGTAGTTGGGAATATCGCGCTGCGACAAACCGAGCGCGGCCCCGAGATTGCTCACGCGGGCTTCGCGTGCGCGCCACTGGTTGTAGTTGCCGAGCCGCGACGCTTCGGTGTTCTGAAATTGGTTCTCGGCCTGCTGACGTGAAAACGCTTCAGCGCGCTTGTTCTGCGCGTCCGCGAGATCGGCGGCATACTTCACCGCTGCGGCCTGCGTCGCGGCGGCCTGCGCGTTGGCGTCGGTCGCCATCTTCGTGCCGAACAAATTGCCGAAGAGGCCGATGCCCGCGTTCACCGTGGAATTGCCACCCATCAGCGTGTCCAGCAGACTCATTGACTTGCTCCCGCCAGGAATGCCGTTGGCGAATGTGTTGCCGGGCGCGAAGCCCTCACTGCCCTGCACGCCTTGTGAAATCGCAGGAGCTGACGCGGCTGGAGCCGCCGCACCGACGACTGCCGGAAGCGCATCAGGAGCCACGAGGCCGCCCGATGTCACCGCACCAGGAATGCCCATCGTGGTGGGAATAGCTGCGGCAGCCGCCGAGCCGAGCGTGCCTGCGGTGCCGAGGCCTGCGGTCACGGGCAACCCGAGCGACGTCGCCGACGCGATGCCTTCGGTCGTGGGAATCGCGGCTGCGGCACCGCCGCCCGCACCGGCGAGCGCGGCGAGCGCGGGCGCGGCAAACATGCCGCCGACGCCGATGGTGCCGAGCAACGTGGGCCAGTCGATGCCGCCCTCGTAGGTGCCCTTCTCGGAATCCCACGACGAGCGCTTCGTGAACGGGCCGCCGCCCTGATACATGTCGTGCCAGGGCGACGACGGATCGCTCGCCGGTGTGCTCAACTTCACGCGCAGCGCGAGCGACGTCGGATCGTTCCCGCTCGCGGGCGGAATCGCTCCGGCCCACGTCCACGGGGGCGCAAAGCCGCCGCCACGATCCGCCGACATCTTCACTTGCCCGTCCGGCTGCACGACGAACGCGCCCGTCGCGTTGAGGTCGTCCTTGTATTGGAGGGCGAGCTGGCGAGGGTCGAGGCTCATGGCGTCGCCAGCATCTGTTCGAGCGTGACGTCGAGGCTGTAGATCATCTTGGGAGCCCCGCCGGTGCTGCTGTAGCCGACGTTGTAGGTGATCGGCGTGGCTCTATCGATTCGCACCAGATACGTGTTGGTCTGCGCGATGTTGATGCTGTTGGCCGTGATGTTCGCGCCCGTGAGACTGCGCGTGGTGCCCCGGTCGGTCCAACTGACGTTGACCTGGAGCTGACTGCCGACGTTGTCGGCCTGCAGCTCCACGACGTAGTAGCTGATGCGATAGAGCCCGGCGCTGAGAATCTCGCTGGTGATCGGCGTGACGCCGACAGCCGCGCTGCCGCTGGGAATTTTGATCGCCGCCGAGAGCGCAAACGTCTGCGCGAGCTGCGTGTCGAGCCCGTTGAAGTAGTCGGACCACGGGATGGGCACGTAGCCGGTGAAGTTGCCCTTCTTGTCCACGTCGCTGATGGGCGTCGAGATCGGGGCCGGGTCGTGTGACAGGAACGCCATGTCATGCCGCCGCCTCGTTGCCGCCCTGGCCGCCGCCGCCCTGCGCGAAGCCCGAGCCGTCCAGGAAGCAGTCGATCACGTTCCACGTCACCGGGTCGGTGCAGGTGAAGCGCGCCTGGGCGGCCCAGCCGGAGCCGTTGCGGCACCAGACCAGCCGCCGCCCGTATTGCCCGACGAGGCCTGCGCCGACGAAGCGCTCGTTGCTCCACGTCTTGCCGCCGTCGTAGCTCATCGCGAGCGAGACCTTCGGGTCGGAGTAATACACGCCGGGCTCTGGGCCGAGCCCTGGTTCGAGATACAGCTCCAGACGGTCCACGAACACGCGCTCGCCTTCCCCGTGCAGCACCGGCGCAGCGCGCACGCGACGGATCACGCTGCCATCGCGCTCGGTGAAGTAGCGCTGGTCCATCTGCGAGATCACACCGCTCGTCGCGTCGCCGACGAGATGCTTGCCATACGCCTGCATGTGCCGACGCGCCGTCCACTCGGACCATGTGCGGGTCGCTGGATTCCAGTAGGCGCGCTCGTGCCAGAGCTGCGTCAGGTCGTCGTAGACGCGCGTCTGATGCGCGGTTGGAAAACACAGCGACGTGTAGGTGTGTCCGGCCTCCTGGTAGGTCAGCGCCTCGCAGTCATCAATGCGCGAGCTGTTCTTCATTTGCGCGATGGCGTATTCGGTCGCGCTGTCGCTGATGCGCTCGGGCCGATAGCCGCGTGCGCTGACGACGATGCCGTCTCCGTCGCGCGATTGCGAGAGCCAGCGCACCGTGTCGCCGATGGCGATGAGCGACCACGGCGCGACGATGCCGAAGGAAAACACCGACGACTGAATCGGCGCGAACGGAATGCTGGCCCCGCCCTGGTCCCACCACACCTCGCCGGTGTGCTCGCCGATCAACCAGATGCGGCCCTGGTTGACGCACATGGCCTGCCAGTTGTCCGGCGCGATGCCACGCTGGAAAAAATCGAGGTTGTTCCACAGCAGCCCGGTGTTGAGCCCCGAGAACCGGACCTTGCCGTTCGTCTTGTTGAACGCGAGAAAGTAGCCGTCGAGCATCCCGATCATGTCGGCTTCGCCCGTCAGCACTTTCGTGAACGTCTGCGTCGAGAGCACGTAGCAATAGGCGTCGCCACCGGACGCTACGAGCAGGTGCCCGCCGACGGTCCCGTTGCTCGCGATCTGCGCGGGCACCGTCAGGTCGCCCGATGCCAGCGTGCCGCGAAAAATCGCCGCGCCCTGGCCGACGATCTCGTAGAACGACTGACCCATCACGACAAACGTCTGGTTGTTCTCCGAGAACATCGCGCGGCAGTTGGGCACGGGCGGCGTGCCGACGGTGATGTAAGGCGAGAAGCCCGGCGTCGGATAGAGCACAAGCCGCTCGCCCGACATTTCGGGATACCAGTTGACCGTGCGCTCGTTGTTCGCGAGCGGGCTGCGCGTCGCCTTGGTGCCGCCGCAGAAGCCGGGGTAGCGCACCTCAGGTCCCCGTGTAGATGTTGCCGCCGCCGCTGAGTCCGAAATATTCGGGCACCGCGAGGTCGCGCAGTCGTCGCGACTTGCGCTTGATGTTCCGCATCGACTCTTCCGCACTGAGCTTCAGCGGGCCGAGCACCTCCGGGTCGCTGACGTGAAATTCGGGAGCCAGCTCCACGGCGAGACCGTCACGCAGGAAGCGTCGCCACGACGGCGGCAGGTTGGCGTTGCCGTCGAGCACGGTCGCGAGCGTCATGCTGCTCACGGGCTGCGCGTAGTAGACGATGCCCGTCAGGCCCGACGCGTTGGGAATGGGCCACGGGTAGAGGAACGATTTGTAGCCTTGCGTCACCACACCAGGGCCGCCGCGCATGTAGAAGTAGCTCGGCTGACGCGCCTGCACCGTCTTATTGGGAATCACCGCCCACGCGTCGTCCGTCAACGGCGGCCCGAGCAGGATTTGATTGCCGGTGGCGTCGAGGTAGCCGATGTTGTGGACGTCCGTCGCGTTGACGAACGCCTGCATGGGCGGCGTCGTCACCGGCACCTCGCCAGGAATTTCGTATGAGACCTTCCCGGCGACGAGCGGCCACGTCAGGCTCGTCTCCCACAGGTCGAGAAAATCCTGGTTGCGGAGATCGTCCAGCCAGTCCTGCAGCCGCAGCAGCGCGTCCTGCATGTCGTCGCCGCTCGGCGGGTCCGCGCCAGAGGTGACGCGGAGCCGCCGCAGCGCAGCGACGATCAGGTCGTTAACGGTCATCAGTCACCGGTATGGCCGTAGCGGCGGCGATGCTCCGGCTCGGGCTCTTTCGGCTCAGGGACCTTCGGCGTCGGCGGCTCAGGCACGACGGGCCCGGCCGTGACCGTCGGCGGCACGCGCTCGGTGTAGCCCTCGTCGCGCGCAGCGGCCTCGTCTTCGAGGCTCTTGACCACGCGCGCCTCGCCGGTCGTCGCGCTCCAGCGCCAGCCGGGATACGGGTCCGGGGTGTAGTCCTTCGGAATCGCGCTCGGCTCGTCGGGGCGCTCACCCTGCGGCGTCACTTCTGGCTCGGTTGTGTGCTTCATGGCGTCACCTCGACCGGCTCAACGACCGGCACTCCGACCTTGCGCGGCCGTCCGCGTCCACGTTTTTTGTTGTGTGACCGTTTCACCGGCGTGCGCGGCACCTCGACCAGATGACCGTCGCTCGCCGCGTCAGCGGCGTCGCGCTCGGCTTTGGCCGCCGGGCTCATCAGCCGGTCGTCCCAATTACTCTCCGCAGCGGCGGCCGCGATGGCGCGGTCGTGCGCTTCCTGCGCCTCGACGGCTTTTTGCGGCGTCTCGCACCACGTCGAGCCGAGCAGCCGCTCTTCGTCGGCGTTCTGCACCAGCCGCATACACGCGTCGCGGGCGGCTGTCGCGTCGGCGATGATCCGCTCGGTCTCGTCCTGTTCGCGGCCACGTCGGCCGCGCAACGTCAGCGCGTTGCGCCACTGCTCGTCCGCGCGCAGCCACTGCGCGTTGAACAACCATTTCGGATAGGGCTGATGCACGTAGGCGGGCGCGCGGTAGGAGCTATACATCCCGTTGACCCACGGCGCGTTCTTCTCCGCGTGGAGCACCGCGCCATCGGGCGTGTCGTCGCCGCCGTCGAGGTATTTGACGAGCCGCGCCATCTGCTGCGGCGTCAGGTTCTTGACCACGTCCTGCATGAAAGCCTCTGAGAAAAACGGCGCATCGTCTGACGGTGCGCCGTGTGGTGACTAACCGAGGCCGACGCCGTTGATGGTCGCGCCCGCGCCCGCGACGGCGGTGTTCATGCCGACGCTGACCCAGAAGCCGCCGCACGCCACCAGCTCGATGCCTTGCGCCTGCGCGGCCGCGAAGGTGATCACGTCAGCGGTGCCGCCGACGTTGCCGAGGCCCGCCGCGTTGGTGACGGTGTGCGCGGCCTTGCCGTTGCCGACGATGAGCAGCCGCGACCCGTCCTGCCCGACGGACGGATTCGCGAGGGTCATCGCCAGCGCGACGGTGCCGTTGAGCACGGCGACCATGTCGCCGCCAATACGCGGGAGCGCAATCGCGCCCGATGCGCTGTAGCTCTGGACATCACGCGTCGGAGCCGCCGGGAGAATCGCGAAGCTGGGCGCGCCAGGAGACGGCGTGCTCCAATCGGGCACGCTGCCCGCTGTCGCGGGGCCCGCGATCTTCGCTTGCGCGCCGACCGGGTGGGCTTGGTTGTAGCTGCCTTCTTGGCCGCGCATCACCGGCACCGGAATCGTCGCGGCAGCGGGCACGGCCGCCACCTTCAGAATTTCCTTGTCGATGCCGATGAGCGCGCCGACCGTGACACCGGTCAGGCTGGCGAGCAGCACGCTGGTGTCGTTGACACCCATCGCCTGCGCTGTGGTCGTAAGAGTGAATGCCATCTGCTGTCTCCTTAGCTCGCGAACCGGACGGCAAATTCCGGTCGGAAAGTTTTGAAGCCGTAGATGACGTCCAGGCGCGAGGGGTGCTGGTCCGTCATGATGTCGGAGGCCTGCCAGTAGCGCATCGAGATGCCCATCGCGGGCAGTCGCACGCGCTTGGCTTCGCCGACACGCGGCAGCACGAGATCCGCCGACGCGCAGACGAACGCTTCGGGATGGAACCCGAGGCCCTGCGGCGTGACGGTGTTCGCCGGTCCAATCACCGTGATCGGCGCGAGCGAGGCAGGCGAGACGTCCACCGTCGCATACGGGCTGTTGGTCGAGACCGGGATGATCGGCGGATAGATGCCGATGGTGGCGTTGCCCGCACCGTCCGAGGCGACCGGCGCGGTCACCACAAACTGCATCAACTGCGTGGTGCTCTGATATGACTGGGGATTGATCGCGAACACGCCCGCGATGGTGAACACGTCGCCCTTGTTCAGTCGGGGCGCGGCGGCAGCGGTCCAGCCGCTCGTGATGAGCGACGAGCCGGTCTGATTCGCGCCGAAGACCTGCGGCACGCCACCCAGCGGGCCGACGGTGTGCGGGAAGATGTTGACGTCCTCATACCACTCGTCCCACGAGAGCGCCGTGCCCGAGAACATCGCTTCCTTCCACAGCTCGCCGATGTCCTTCTGCGGGTTGAAGAGGTTGAGGTTCGCGTTGACGATGGTCGCGCGCATGATCGAGTTGATGAACGCGCGACGCGGCCGGTCGGGCACCGCGAAGTTCGTCAACCGCGCGGCCGCCATGAGATACGTGAGGTTGGTGGCGGGCACGACGCCGGGTGTGCCCTCGATGGAGAAGACGTCCTGGTAGACGCGCGCCAGACCGTCCTTGTCCATCGTGTTGGCGAGCTGATAGCCCGCCGGATTCACGTAGCGGTCATACATGTCCTGCAGTTCGAGCGTCTCGGAGAAGCTCGACCAGCCGTAGCCGATGTTGGCTTGGTCGGTGATCGTCACCGGCACGACGACGTCGGTGATCGCCTGGGGCTGGAGCGCTTGCCCCTTCGTCGTGATGAACCGCTGCGGGAGTCGCAGGCCGACGGTGGCCCCGACCTTCGTGCCGGAGACGATGAAGTCGTCCGACAGCTTGCGTGTGATCGCGCCGACGAATTTGGTCGCGTTGCTGGCGACCCGCGCAACTTCTCGCGCGTTCCACGTCGGCGTGATGATGGAATTTGCCATCGTCAGCCTCGTCCGAAGCGACGCGCGATCTCTTTGCGGTTGTAATACGCGACGTGTTCTTCGTCACTCGCGTCATCACCGGGAGGCGCATCGCTCATTTGGGGCACGCTCTCCACCCGCTGGACTGGAGGACGCGCTTTGGAAACGGGAACGGCCGCTGGCGCGGGGCGGGATGGTGATGGAGCCGCAGCCAGGGAAGCTTCGAGTCTGCCCATAGCCCGAAAGACCGCAATCGGGTGCAGCGTGAGCAGGCGCTGAAATTCGGTCGGGTGATCTTTGAGATGCCGCATCAACGCCACGGGGTTGTCCGCGTCGCTGATGCAGTCGGCGATGACGTTGGCGGCCGACAGCGGCTCGTTGGGCGCGAGCATCGTGTGGACGGCCGACGGGCGCAGGTTCGTGATCGATTCCGGCAGCTCCTTCAGGAACGCTTCGAGCGCGCCCTTGTCGGGCAGCGCCTGCTGCATCCGCTGCGCGTAGGCCGACAGCCCCTGCTCGACCGTGCGGAGGTGGTGCTCGGCGGCCTGCTGCTGCTGTTCGGCGGCGCGCTGCTTCTGAAATTCCTGGCGCGCTTCCCACCGGCCGACATCACGCAAGTAGCGCGGGTCGTATTCGCCTGCGGGATACTTCGCCGCGTCCTTGGCGTCCGGCTCCGGGTCCGGCGGGGGCGCAGCGGCCTGCGGGACGCGCGCCTGCGGCACAGGCTGCGGCGGCATCGGCGCTGCCGGTGGCGACGGCTTCCGCGCTGCCTCCAGCTCGGCCTTCAGGCGCGCGTTTTCGGCGGTGACGGTGTCGCGCTCACGCTTGGCGGCCGCTTCTTTCGCGGTCGCGTCTTCCATGCGGGCGACGGCACTGTGACGACGGCTCTGGCTCTTGCTGGTGAATTTCCCGGAGGGGTCGCGCGGCGGCGGCGGCTGTTCAGCGGTCTCGCTGTGTTTATCGATAGCTGTATCCAGCGCGTCGAGACTTTTCGATAGTTCGTCCGTCGTGCCGGTGTTGCTCTCGACGGTGATGCCGTCGCGCGTGTCGTAGACGGACCCCGGCTGATTCGGCGTCTGCGGGAGATCGGGTAGCGGGGGTTGCGTCTCGGCCATAACTCCGTTCTGTGACCCACAAAAGAAAAAGCGCCCTGCATCGCCGGTTGGAAACCGGAAATACAGAGCGCCTTTTCTCTGTGTGCCCTTGTCGGCGCGCGACCCTGGCTCGGTCGTGTCAGGCGAGGAGCTACCTCGCCTCCAGCGCGCCGTGCAAAATTAAATTACCGCCCTACACTCTCCACGGCGTCGGCACGCGGTGCAAACGCACTACCGTCCCTTGCGCGGATGCAGATACCCGCCGAGGTTCCGGTGCGGGTGCGGCACATGCGCGGGCTTCCCCTTCATCGAGCCCGACGCGAAGTCATGGAGCTGCTGGTGCGTCATGCTCTGGCGCAGCGCCTTCGCCATCGGGAACGACGCGCCGTGCTCGGCGGCCGCCATCAACCGTTGCTGGGCCTTGGATTTGCTCGGCATGATGCTTCCCTCTTACCGCTTGGGTCGTGCTAACATAGAGCTGCGATGACTGTCCTCGATGATCGCGACCGTTTCCGTCGCCACGCCGCGCAGATGGCGGGGATGGTGGCCTACGCCCGCAACCGCTCGCGCAACTACTGGCACGGGCAGGCCTCACTCTGCGCCGCCGCTGGCGACGATGCGGGGGCGGCGTATGCGACGACGCGCGCGACCACCGAGGTCACATCTCGTTACTCCGAGCCTGCGGCTGTTGTTGCCATAGCTGATAAGCGACCATCCCCACCGGGGTCCCCAGAAGAGCCGTAAGCAGCTCCGCGTCGCCGTTGCGGAGCCGCTTCTCCATCTCCGCGACGGTGATGCCCCACGCCTTCGCTTTCTCCGCGATCATCGCTTCGAAAATTCCGGCAAATCCCTGCGACGCGTCGGGAATCGTGTGCGACGGGTGCTTCATCCCGTAGAGCTGCCCGGTTTTCTTGATCGTGTCGCCGATGCCTTCCCAGACGTAGGCGCTGAAGCGCCCGAGCGGCATGTTGTGGCGCTTCGCGCCGGTTCGCACCGCGTTCTCGATGAGCGCGTAGGGGCTCACGCTCTTGCTGCCCATCGTGCCCGGCACTTTGTCCTTCGTGGCGTCCACGTAGATGCCACGCGGCCAGTCCTCAGCGAGCTTCGCGTAGCGCCGGTCATATACGCCGACGTCGTGGCCCGTGAGCGCGTGGAACATGTCGTTGACTTTGTCTTTTTGCAGCCCGGCGTAATCGCCAGCGGCGGCGCGCTGCAGATTCGGCCCGCGCGTGGTCTCCATCGGCATTCGCGTGCCGGGCGCGTTGAAATCGCCGGGCGTCATCGCGCCCATCGACGTTTTCAGGTGACCGACGGCCGTCTCGGGAATGCGGAAACCTTCCTGCAGAATCGGCTCGTTCTTGATCAGCCGCCGCAAATACTCTGAGGCGGCGCGGAGGTTATGCACGGGCGCGCTGGCGGGCGAGGTCGAGGCGAGCATCGCGGCGAGCGGCGCGACGCGCTCCTTGCCGTAGACGCGTTCGAGGGGCCCGCCGTAGAGGTTCCACCACTCTTTGCCGTTCATCACCGGCACGCCCTTCTGATACATCTCATCGAGGCGCTGCTGAAATTCGGGGCTGTTCAAAAATTCCGCGAGGTTGCCGACGGGGACGTTCTCCGCGTCCGCAAGGTTGAACCCCGCGATCTGTGGCATCTCCCACTTGCCGCCCTTCCGCACCGCGCTGCCCTTCGGCTGCGACTGCTGCACCGCGTTCATCACGGCCTGACGCGGCGTCTCGTGTTTTTGCGCGACGTCGAGATAGACGATCTTCTTTCCGCTCGCGTCGGTGTCAATCCAGGTGCCGAGCGCCAGATCAGGATGCTGCGCGAACGTGTCGGCGTGTTGTTCGAGATACGCCTTCACGTCCTTCGGCGTGAAATCGGCCAGCGGAATCGCTTTCGTGTTGCCGCTCTGGTTGCTGTATTTCCCCATCATCACGCCCGTGTTGCCCTCGAAGGGCAGCTCGACGCGGCCACTGAGCGGATACGTCGTCGTGCCGGGGAGCACGAGCGTGCGGTCGTGGATGTCGGTGGCGAGCTTGTCGAAGGCCGACGCCATGCTGCGATTCGCGCCGGTCAGCGTGACCTCCGGCGTGTGCGTCGCGAGCGCTTTTGCCATTTCCGGGTAGCGGCCCGCGAGGGTCGCGAGCGCTTTCTCGACTGTCGGCGCGGCCTTCGCGGCCTCGACAGCGGCCCGCAGTTTGTTCACGCCGCCCGGTATCGCCATCGCGCCCATCACCCCGAGCTTGCCGAGGTCACTCACTGCGCCCTCGCCGCCGAGGAAGTTGCCGGGGTCGAGCGTGAGATCAGCCATCAGGCCCGAGATCGGATCGACGGTGACTCCGCGCTTCGCCAGCTCTTTGGTCGGCGAGCTGAAGTCCTGCTGCTCGTGCTTCTGGAAGACCGACCCCGGCACTTTTTTGAGCGCCTCCCACGCGGCGAGACCGGCGCGTCCGAGCTGCCCAGGCGCATCGAGCAGTGAGCCGAGCGCCGCAGCGGTCGGTGCCATCGTCGCGCCGCCGAGCGTGCCGACGACGCTCCGCAGGCCGGGAATCACCGGCGGCTGATAGCTCGGTGCGTGCGGATCGGCCTCCAGCCCCGGCGCGGCCTCGCGCAGCGGCAATTGCGCCTGCGCCTGCGCGAGCGAGATTTGCGCGGGCTCTGGGCCACCGACCACCTGCGGGCCCGTGATGTTCAGATGAAACGGATCGGCGTCGCCGCCGGGCTCGCCCAGCATGTGCTTCGCGAGCAGGAGCAGCGGATCACTCGCTGGCATTGCCCGGCTCCGGCCGCGTGGCCGCCGCTGCAGCGGCTTGCGCGGCTTCGTGCGCGCGGTCCATCACACCTTCTTGCTGCGCGCGAGCGCTCTCCGCTCCGGCCATGCCCACTTCGTGCGCGCGGTCGCCCGCGAGCTGCGCCTGGGCGCTGGCGTCGTTTGCGGCCGCCATCGACAGCTCGTGCGCGCGGTCGCCTCCCAGTTGCGTCTGCGCGCTCGCGTCGTCGGCGGCGGCCAGTCCAGTCTCGTGCGCGCGGTCGGCTTCGGCTTGTGCCTCATCGAACGCGTGCTGCATCCCGAGTGCGATCTGTTCGTTCTGCGCTTCCATCTGCACGACGGCTCCGCGCGCGGCGGCCTGAATTTTCGCGACCGCGATCTGCGTCGCGTCTTTCATCGTCTGCAGTTGCAGGTCCTTGTCGGCCGCGATCTTCGCTTTCTGGATATCGCCCTGCACCTTGACCATGTCGGTCTGCAGCGCCTGCTGCGCTTCCTGCAGTTGCTGCTGCATTTGCTGCATCGCCTGCTGCAGTTGCGCGTTTTTCGCCTGCAGCGTCTGTGGCGACTGCTCGGGCGCGTCCTGGAGCTGCGGCGGCACCATCTTCTCGGCGCGCTCGATGGCTTCGGGCGGGAAATTGTTCGCGCGCAGGAAAAACGGCAGGAAGGCCGGAATCACCTGCGGGTCGGCCTTGAACAGCTCGGTGTATTGCGCGCTCTGCGCTTCGTTCTGCGTCGCGAAGCCCTCGCCGACGGTCGCCACCACGCTATACACGCCGCGCGTCAAGTCGTGATACTGCGCTTGCGGCGGGACCGGCATCCCGTCTGGCACTGGCTGCGGGCGGCCCGTCGCCGGATTCGGGACATACGGGTGATTGATCATCACCGGCCGCGTTTTCCCTTCGTGGTTGCGGACACGAATCACGCGGCCGGGCCGGTCATAGACCTTCGGAATGAGGTCGAGCACGACCATCGCTTCATACGGCAGCGAGATGTCCACGAAGTTGTAGAGGAAATCGGAGCGCCCGGCTTCGCCCGCCTGGGCAATCGAGCCGATGGTCTGATGCGCGACGCGCTGCTTCGCGAGCTGCTCGATGCGCGACTGATCGACCGTCGTCGTCGCGTCCTGGATGAAGCCGCCCGCGAGCTGCAGGAGCTGGAGGTCGCCGGAGATGTTCACGCCGCTCGTGTTCTTTTGCGGCGGCGGCACCATCTGGCCCTGCATCATCACCGGCTTGTAGGTGAGCATCGGGAAATTTCGCACCGCGCTCATCTGCCATTCCAGCTCGTGGCCTTCGTCCTGGCCTTCGGCCGCAATCCACGGCGCTTTCGTGTCGAGGCCCACCTTCTCCACGACGTTGCTCGCCGCGACGTCGAACAGCCGCTGCCCGTCTTTTGCCGGGCCGATCACGCCTTGCCACCGGCGCGAGCCATCGTACGGAATCAGCTCGCGGCCGATCACCGGCACGAGCGGAATGTATTTGCCGTCCCACTCGGTCTCGGCTTCGAGCGTCTCGATGGCGTTGATCACCGAGTAGAACACCTTGCGGATCTGGCCGGTCTCGGTTTTTTCGACCTTCACGCACCAGTAGCCCGCGACGAGATACGCGCTGCTCTCGTCGTCGTCGCCGGTGATCCAGTCGGGCATCTGATGCGCGAGCGATTCCAGCTCTTCATCCGACATCGTGACGAAATTGCTGTCAGGATATTTTTCGTCGTAGAGCGTTTTCGGAATCCACGCGGCCTCGAACGCGAAGCGCATGTCGCTGAAGTCGGGCTCGGTCGCGAACGGATCGAAATGCGCGCAGCTTTGGTCGAGCAGGCGCTTGATCACGATCTTCTGGTCGCCGGGGACCGGGCTGTCGAGGTCGTAGACCTTGTCGATCTTGTAGGCTCCGCGTCCGCACTTGTAGGCCCGTTGATACGCCCAGTTGCGCGCCAGATTCGCGCGGCTCGTCGTCTCGATGTGGCGATACAAATCCTGAATGACGCGCGCGGTTTGCTCGTCGGCATCGTCGGTTTCGGCGTGAATTTGAATGCCCAGGTGCGCCGAGCGCATCTGGTTGTCGAGCATCTGAAACGTCTGATCGAGTTTGGGAATCGAGAGCATCGGGCGCGGAGGCACGGGGACGTTGTTGATAATTTGTCCCTTGCGCGCGTCCTGCCACTCAGACGGCCAGTGGTTCTCGGGAATTTGAAACGCGAGGTCGTCGCGCTCGCGGTCCACTTGGGCCTTGAACGCGTCAGCGCAGAGCTGGAAGCGCGCGAGCGCCTGCTTGTGGACGTCCGTCTCAGCCATAGAGCGCCACGAGGCCGGTCGCGCTGGTGCCCGTCGCGTTCAGGCGTCGCACCGCGAGCGGCAACCACGTTCCGGCGGGCACGGCGAGGAAGTTGACGACGACGCCGTTCTGCATCACGGCCGCGACGTTGCCGACGCCGCCCACCCAGATGGCGCTCGTGAGCTGCGGACGCGGGAGATCGACGCTGTCGGACGGCGTGATCGGGTCGAAGATGTTGTAACTGGTCGTGGGCGATGTCATGGCGCAGTAGTGTGCGGTGCAGCTCGGAACTTCGCCAAATACATGCGGAGGCGTTCACGCGCCTCTTCCACCGCTTCCCCTTCGGTGTCGAAGCGTCCCATGTCAAGTGAGAAAAATTCTCGTCCGCTGGGTGACTGGAGCACGATGAAGTCTTCGCAGGCGAGCCCGCCGGTGTCGATGGTGATGGGTGAGGCGACCGACTCGATGTAGCCATCGTCGTTGTCGCGCTCTACCGACCACGCGACAATCGGCAGATATTCGATGATGTCTTCCCACACCCGCAGCAAGAGGTGGGGGCCCGACGCGTTGGGGATGGTCACTCGGCTCATACGGCTCATACGCCTCACTCCCACTTCCATCGGCTGTCGATGAAGAAGCAGATGACGAGGCCGACGAGCACGCCGATGCCGAACCAGACCCACGTCATACGCCTGCCCACGACGCGCCCATCGTGAAGCCCGGCGCACGTTTGCGCGTGTAGACGCCGACCGGCTGCGCGAACGTCAGCGAGAGCGCGTCGGCATCGTCGGGGGACGCGAGGCCGCGCTTCTGGATGGAATCTTTCGATTCGATCACGAGCTGGTCCTTGTTGTTCAGGTGATAGCCAGGGCCGGTCAAGTCGGCCTCAAGGCGCGCGTCTTTCGGGATGGCTCCGCGCAAGAGCCAGTCCTTCATCCGCGCCCACTGATACGCGCGCTGGTTGCTCTGGTGGAGATCGGCGCTCGGGCCGCCGAAGTTGATCTCGTGGACGTTCTTGTAGCCCATCGTGTTCAGGCGCTCGACCACCGGTGAGCCGAAGGCTGAATCGACAAACATCGTGTGGACCTTGCGCTCGGGCTGCTCATCGCGCAGCACTTCGGCGAGCATCGTGATGAGCCGTTGCCGGTCGCGCGTCTCCTGGCCGGAGAGTCGGAGGAACGGACGGGCCCGTGCGTCCTGGCCGCGCCGGAACGCACACACGGTCCACGCGGCCCCGCCGCCGCTGACGTCGACTCCGGCAATCAATGGCTCGTCGTGGAGCGGATCGACGTGGCGCTTCTGCGCGGCATAGACGCGCGTGGCATCGATGAACTGCGCGTCACTCGCACTGGGCGGCAGGCCTCTGACACGGACGCGCACGAAGTCGGAGTCGGCTCCGTATTCGGCAATCCACTCATCGATGAGCACTTTGTTGGTAAAGCGCACATCGCGGGCATCGACCACACGGACCAGATACTTGTCACGGGCCCGACCAAAACACGCCTCGTAGAAGCTGCCGCTATTGCGCGTCGGATTCCCAAAGAGAAATTGGAACGGCTCGCCGTCGGTGAGGCCGCCCTCTTCGACTTCGTGGATGACATCGGGCACCGCGCTGTCTTCGTCGTTGATGTAGAAGCTGCTGCTGCTGGCCGCGTGCTGTCCGGCGAAGGCCTCTGAGTTTTCTTCCTTGCAGGTTTGCGCGGTGCAGAACCAGCTCTCTTTGAAGCTCGGGTGATAGAGGCGCTCGCTGTTGATGACAAACCAGTGGCCGGTGAGGCAGCGCTTCGTCCACACCTGGAGCGACGCCCAGGTTTTCGTCTGGAGCTGCGTGCTGGTGTTCGCGGTGATGGTGCCCTGCGCGTGCGGCCGCGTGCTCATGATCCAGTTCACGAGCCACGCCTGCAGTGTGGATTTGCCGATGCCGTGGCCGGACGACACCGCGCAGCGCACGGGCCGCACCGCGTTGTGACCGTCGAACGCGTTCTGCTTCACGGCCTCGCCGATGCTGACGAGCAGCTCGCGCTGCCAGACGTCAGGACCGGGATGGTCTTTCAGCGGGCCGGGCTCGCCCCAGGGATAACAGAGCAGGACGAAGCGCAGCGGGTCGTGATAGCAGGACGCGACCAGATCCGCCAGTTCGAGATCGGCTTTGCTGAGTTTGGCGGGGACCGGCGGCATCTGGTGCGCTCGTGTGGAGCTAGCCCACGTTGACAGCCGCCGTGCTCGCGGTTATCCACCGCGTCTCCGACGACCACTGCCGGACTGCGACCGGCGAGCGCAGAAATTTTGTCGCCCGCGACACAAACAGTTCAGCCCTCACTGGGCCTGCCGTCTGCGATCTGCGGTTTGTCGTGCGATTTCCCGACGTCGATGATGCGGTTGCGTGCAGCGGTCAAGCGCGCCGACAATTCAATCTCGCCGCTGACGTGGATCTCCTGCGCCTGTTCCTTCGGCCGGTCCAGCGCGCGGTCGAGCAGCTCCTTGAACGCGACGGCGCTCGGGTCCTTCGCGAAGATGAAGTAGTGCTCGCCTTCGGTGCCGTCAGCCAGGAGCCGGTCGATCTCGGCGAGCTTCTCGACGCGGGTAAATTTCCCGTTCTTGTCGCGCGTGTAACAGTGGCCGATGCCCTGGGCGTGCGCGATCTGGGCGCGTAGCATCGGGCCGAGCGACGCGATGATCGTCTGACGCGCAAACTCGCGGGCGGCTTCCTTCGTGAAGACCTCCGGCGAGGCCGAGAACCCCGCCAGGGCTGCCCGTTGCTGCGCGCGGAATCCCTTCGGCCGACCCGCTCCCGGCCGCGCTCCTCCACGAGCCCGACCGTTCCCAGCCTCAACTGTTTCGCCCATTGAATCTTTTGAATTAAGCCGTCCGAATCAAAGGGGAATCAAAAGCACGAACAGCCGGGTTCGCCTTTCGGCCATCTGCCAAAATTTTGACGCCTCGACACCAACAAACGACCTGAGCCGGGCGGGGGACGCTGTGAGGATGGGGCCCCGCGACCGGGGGGCCTTCGGCGACGGCAAATCGATCCTGGGAGGGCCCTCCAGGGGGTCGATCCGGGGGCCTCGAACCCCCTCAGCCGGTGCCGACCGTGCATAAAGGTCGATGCATATCGACACTTTCGCTGTGTTCCACGCAACAACTTACGGGGATTTCCACAGGCTAACTGGAGAATCAGTGTCTGATAATGAGCGTTATGGTAACTCTAGCGAATCGATGCCAAGGGGTGCCGGGGTCATCTAGTAAGTGCCGCCGAGTCAAGCATTTGGGCGCGGCCGAGGCGGCCGGGCCATCCCCCTCCCCAACCAACCCTCGAATTATGTCAACTGGAGCCTAGTGGGCGTGCCTGGAGCGCCTCGTCAGCTCATCGGCGCACCAGCGCCGACCGTCCGGCCTCTCTCTTACAGCTCTGTTATCCCTGGCGTGCTAGCTCGGTTGGAGGATTTGGGATAGCGGCGTTACACTGTCCCGGCGATGCCTCAGCTCTCGGCAGCGGGAATCGACGCGCTCATCGCGCACATGTCGCTGCTCGTGGTCTACAACCGGCCGCGCGACTTCCCCAGGCACGTTGTGGTGCGCGAGCAAGTCGCCGAGCGCGACGGCACGATCAAGATCGCCTACACCGCGTGTCTCTACGACACGCTCGAAGAGGCGATGTGGGATTGTGACCTTGCAGGCCTGACGTTCCTGGCGCGCCATCCTGACGACGACGCGACGATTGTCGGCGTGTGGATCTGATCTGTCAGTGTGACCGTGCAACCCTGGCAGAGTTGACAGTCGCGCTGTGCTAGCGCTCTCGATTACGCTCGACCGCTCTTATGACGACGCAACAACGCGACGACGCCGCGAAACGCCGCGCCATCATGCGCGCCACGCACAACCCGCAGCGGTGCGTGCGGCTGCTGGTGGACTACTACTCTGACGACGACCGCATCGACCGCACGCCGCGCGAGACGCTGCTGCTGCACCTGGGCGTGCTCACCGGCATCCTGACGTTCCTGGTGGAAATATGACCGGCGGGACTCACCCGACCGTGTGTCGGGTGGAATGATGGCGACGTTGATACGTTCCGCCACGCGGCCAGAGTTTGTGAGACCGGCGAACCGCGAGAGCTTCACGCTCGCCGAGCTGCAGCATCTCGTGGGCGGCTCCATCACCGTGCTCGAATCGAAGTTGCTGCTGGCCGACACGCGCGAGCCGCTGCTGATGGTCGTGAACGAAGACGGCGAGCTGCTGCAATTACCCATCAATAAATTCGCGTCGCAGCTCGTGGACGCGGGCGTGATTGTCGGCGACGTCGTGCTCTGCAACCGCGCCGAATTAGGCGAGACCGCGCTCGATGTCTACAACCTGCGTGAGGAACCGAAGCGGGTGAACTGATGGACGACGACGTGGTCATCGTGCTCTGCACGCTCGCCTCCGAGCCCTCGATGTTCGATGACGACCAGCGCGGCGTGTGCATGAAGTGCGGCGTCGCGGTGAAGTATCGACCGGAACATGCCGGGCGGAAATACCTGTGCATCGCGTGCGCGTGCGAGGATGAGGACATCGATGAAATCGCGGTGACCCGCCGCACCGTCGAGGAACTACGCGCGCTCGGCATCATCAAAGGGTGAGGTGGCCGAGCGGCTGAAGGCAGCGGGTTGCTAACTCGCCAGACGGCAACGTCTCCAGGGTTCGAATCCCTGTCTCACCGCCACGTTCGAGGACACGATGGTGAACTGGTTTGGTCCCTCCTGGTTCTCGCCGATGAACAAGCGCTGTCCGCGCGTGGACACGCCCGTTGGTGATACGTGCAGTCACTGCAACATGAAATTCCACGAGGGAGATCGCGGCATCACCATGCCCTCGCTCGAAGCTGAGGGCGTCGAGGGCGTCGCCGCGTTTCACCTCGCCTGCTTCCTGCTGATGATCGGCATTGACGTGATGCCAGGACCGCCAGAATGACCGCGCACGACTACGACAAAGCGCTCGCGCTGGTCAAGTCGCTGGCCGCACCGTGCGACGGCGGCCCCACGGTGCATGCGTGGCGACGCTGTCGGCACTGTCTGGCCGTGAACGAGCTGGATGATAAAGGCGTGCGCGAATTACTGCGCGCGTTCATCGAGACGCTGCCGCCGCGTCTCCCGAAATGACGCGCGCCGAGCGCTCGGGCCTCATCGCGCTCATCGCCTTCACCGTCGGCTGCCTCGCGCGCATCGTCTGGCTATGGCTTCAGTAGCGGCCGCAGATCACTGAGCGCCTCACCGCTGTCCAACTGGTCCGGCGTGTAGCGCAGGTAGCGATAACCCATGAGCTGCGCGGCGTTCGATTTTTCCATGTCGCGTAGGATGTGCACCGGCGCGGCGTGTGCGCGTTGGAGATTTTTATCGGGGCTGAACAGCCCGCCCTCGCGCTCGACAATCAGGTGCTGCGTTTCCCACAAATAGTCCGCACGCCAGCGACGCGGCCGCGCGAACACGACCTCGACCTCCGGCAGCGGCAGGCCGTGCGAGCGCAGCAACAGCATGAACGGATCAAGCTTCATGCACGGCGCGGAACAAGCGCGCGACCTTCACGTAATTTTTCCAACTGATGCGACGCGCTCCGTAGAACTGCACATGCGGGTCGGCGAACCGCAGCTCGCGCGCGACCGCAGCAAACGATCCGTATTCGGCGACGAGCGCCAGGACACGTCGCCACGTCTCCCCGGCAGGCACGCGACTGAACGCGCTGCGCTGGCCGCGTGCGTGTTTGCGTCGCAACGTGGCCCGCGCGGCGGCTGAGGCGCGCCGACAGCCCGGACAGCGACACCCCGAGCGATACGTTTGGCGACTGGGTTGGGGGCAATCCATGCCTGGGAAGCATCGATAACTCTGCCCTTGACAGCAACCGCAGAACCCTGTACGGGCCAAGACCCTTCGAGACCCTCTCAGGCCCCGTCCCTGGTTAGTGATTGACACAGCCCAAGCGCTTAGGCGACAATAAGGGTATGCAGAAGACGGTTGTGCTCACCCCGAATCCGACGACGGTCATTGTCGTCCGCGCCGATGGCCGCTTCGCCATCATCACGAGGACCCGCGCATGAGTGCCTATCAAGTTCACCCCGACACCATCGACCTACTCGTCGCCGCTGCCGACCGGTGGCGGCTCACCTTCCCGTCGCGCTCGGATGTCCCGCACCAGGGCAGCGACCTCCACGTCTGCAGCCACCGCGACGAGGCCGGGCAGCTCCTGACGGACGAGAACGCGCGCAGCGTCGCCTACCGCTACGACGACGAGGACCGCACGCCGGAGATTCCCTACAGCTACACCTACCTCGACCTCGACCGCGCGGCCGTCGGCATCCCGGTGCCGGTGCTCGTGCTCGGCTCGGTGCGCTGCCTGCGCTACCAGAGCTGCGAGACGCCTGACTACGCCACGACGCGCGCGGCCATCCTGCTCGACCGCATCGAGGCCGAGGCCTGCCGTCGGCTCATCGACACCCACGAGTCACCGTGGGGTTACACGCGCGCCTGGACGACCGACAAGCTCCAGGCCGCCAAGAAGCTCACCCTCGTCGTTCGTTAACTCGGATTGTTCAGGAGTCACGCACATGTTCACCGTTCACATCACGCCCAACGACAAAGGCAACCCTCCCGGCAAACTCGCCGACGCCGCGCTGCACTTCAGCGACGGCCCGCTCGGTGGGCTCAAGCTCATCGGCTTCTCGGTGTGGGAACGTCGCGGCGGCGGCGGCCGCAACGTCACCTTCCCGGCGCGGCAGTATTCCGTCAACGGCGAGCGCCGGTCGTTCGCCCTGCTCCGGCCGGTCGTGGACCACGACGCGCAGCTCAAGGTCAAGGACGCCATCCTGGAGGCCTACGCGGCCTTCGAGGCGCACATCGCCGACGCGGCGGCCAACGGCGCTGCCGCGCCCCTCGACTTCGCCTACGCGGTCTAATCGCGTCGTTCGTCCCGTCCAGGCACGGCCCGGCCCTCAGCAGCCGGGCCGTTTTCTTTTGTGTCACCAAAAATCTTGACGCGCGCGAACCACAGCGCGCTGCCGGGCTCGCCGAGCGGCACACGCAACGGTGGCGCGTTCACCTCCGGCCGGAGCTTTCGCACGGGCCCCTGGCGCTTCACGCGCACCGGCCGGGCGCGCAGCCCGAGCAGGTAGTGCAGCAGCGGCACGTCGCCGCGTTTGTGGTTGCAGGTCCAGCACGCGCCCACGAGGTTCTGCCAGCCACGCGGCCGCAGATGGTCCGGCGTGCTCTTCGGGATGACGTGCTCGACGGTCATCAGCGTCGCGTCGCCGCGCTGAAACTTCTGGCCGGTGCCGCCGGGTAGTTCATCAGGACGACGCCCGCAGTAGACACACGGGTCGCGTCGCACGATGTCCACCCACGCGGGCTTCTGGAGCGCCTTAACGAGCGTCAGGAACCGGTCGAGAGTCATCCGGCACGTCGAGCGCCTCGCGCAGCGCGTCGAGCGCGTTCAGCCAGCCCAGGTGATACGCCACCTGCACGGCGCGCTGCTCGGGAAATTGCATCTCGCGCAGACGCTGCATCGCGAGATCGACGGCGGCCGCGTAGAGCACCTTCGGCAACATCACAGCCCTCCTAGATATCCCACAGCAGCGGCTCCGCGCGCTCCGGCAAACGCGCAGGCAGCGCGAAGTGCGGCGGCGGGTCCCGATGCGCCCACGACAAGCGATACGCCCAGCCGCACGGGCAGACCACATCAAATTCCCACGGCGTCGCGCCCGGCATCACCGGCGCGTCCTGACCGCAGTCGCAGCGAAACGTCGCGTCCTGGACGCGCGTCACCAGCGCAGCTCCTGCGCCGTCAACATCGACGGCGCGGCGACCTTCACCAGCGGCGTCAGCGCCTCGTCGGGCACAAAATACGCAGGCCTCCCGCCCTTCGGGTCAGCCCACCATTCGTGCCGCTTGGCGTCGCGTCCCCAAATCCACCCGACGACGGCATACCGAGGACAGCGGCCACGCACGAGCACGAAGCGCCGGTCATCAGGGTCTGACTGGTGAACAATCAACTGATAGTCGTCGCGCGTCCGCGTTCGCACCTGCCACGGGCCAACATCGTCGGCGGTGAGATTGCCGACCGCGCCACTCCAGAACAGCCCGGCAAACTTCGCGAAGGCACACTCGCCGCATGCGCCTTCGATGTGGTGCTGCCAGCCCAGGTCGTCGCTGCGAAGGCCGTGAGCATCGCGCCGCCGGTCGCGCAGGTTCGTGACGTTTCGCATCACGCCGACGCTCGCTGCCAAGATCACCTCCGGCCACGAGAGCACGATAGGAAAGTCACCCGAGGCAACCGGCACGACTCCACCTCACATCGATCTCACTTCTGCTGTTTGGCAATGCAGACAAATTCCGCGTGCACCGGACCCGCCGGGGTGTTCTTCTTCAACGTGCCAGGGAAAATTTCCTCCTGACACCGCACGCACAGCACCGGCGGCTTCGTGCCGCGCTTGCTCACGCGCTCCAGGAACGGGTGGTCGCGATGCACGGGACAGAACACGCTGTCGTCGGCCGCGAGCGCCGGGCACGGAATGCGGTCGGCGCTGACGTGCGTGCAGAGCTTCATCGATGGCCGCCCGTGGTGCCACCCGTGAGCGACGATGCGCTGTAGTTCATCGCCGACGACGGCGCGTTCACGATGGTTGGCTCATACTTCTGGGCCTGCAGCCACTCGTGCTTCAACTGCTTACTGCGAATAAAATCCTGCGCCTGCTGTATCGGCGTTCCGGGATTTGGTGACATTGCCGCCGCGCCCTGCGCGGTTCTCGTGGGCTCCGTCAGTCGCTGAAAGGGCGGATGAGCACGTCGATGCGCGTGAGGTCCACGTCGTGCTGATTTAGATCGCCGTTCATCACCGCGCCAATCGCGGCGGCCTGCGCGTCCTTCGCGACGACAGCCTTCGGTCCATACAGCAGCTTCTCGATGCCGCCCTCTTCGGCTTCTTTCCTGGTCGGCTTCTGCACAATCACGACTTCGAATACAGGCATCATCCACCTCCTACGGCTTCTTCACGAGACGCGGCTCTGTCAGCGGCGGCGGCTGTTGGTGCCGTTTGCGCTGTAAATATCGGTCGAGCAATTGCTGAGACCGCAGCGCGGCGGAACGCCGCTGTTTCGCCACCGTGACCTTCTTCTTGTAGAAGTCTGTTTTCTTCAACATCCCGGTGGCGATACGGCCGATGTGATTGCGCTCGCTCCTGGTCATCCGCGCCTCCGTTTCTCTCTCCTCTTACGCTGGGGTGCTGCTGCGCCGGGCTGGCAGAGGTTCCCCCGAAGGCTGGAAGCACGAACCTCCGGCTCGGGAGTCTCTGCCGCTGCCTTATTACTCACGCCGGGTATGCCGAGCGCGGTATTGGCCGCGAGCGTGGCGTGACAGCACCCGCTCGCGCTGGTCAGTGATTCGTGCGGCGCTGCACGCCGCCCCCACTCGCGCTTGCTGACCTGAGGTTCGCGCTGCGCGCTCTGAGTCTCCCGGTAGCGCGCTCTATTCCCGACTCGCCCCGGCCGGTTGTCCCTGCACAGCGAGTCGATACCAACACGACAGACACAACTCTGGATATTTGTCGAACGCCACACACGCCCACGCGCCACACTTGAAGCACTGCGGCCAATCGAGCGGCTCGATCTCGATGACGCCGTCGCGCAGCAGCAGCTCGCGCGCCACCAGCTCAGGCCACGTCATCGGCCGGTCTCGTGACATGCGAGCGCCACGAAATCAAAATCGTTGCCGGTCACCTCGATGGCGTGATCGGCGTTGCCCGCGATCTCCAGGTCGCCGCTATGCACGAGCGCGTGGTGCGCGCGGCAGAGCGAGATCAGGTTGCTCGTCTCCCACATCAGCTCCGGTGCCTGCGAGCGATACTCAACGTGGTGCAGGTCGCGCGCCATCGCGAAGCAGCCCGGCACGCGACAGCGGCCACGGTCACGCGACCGACAAAACTCGCGCGCGTCGTGCTCAGTCACCGGCGCGCCCGTTTCACTGCGGTCTCCTCTGGCTTCGCCCACTGCCACGCGCCACCGCGAAACACCATGCCGTGGACGTCGTCGCACCATTTACAGTGCAACGTGTCGCCTTCTTTCGGCGGCTCGGTGGCGAGGTTCATCTCGTCATCGAGCGTTTGCGTGCAGCAGCGCATCAATCCACCAGGACGCACCCGATACGACATCCCCTTCATACGGCACTTTGCCTGCGGCGCTTCCACTCGGTCCAGCGCCGCCACTGACAGTCACGACAAATCGACTGCAAGCCGGTGCTCTTGTTGCCGCGCATTTGGTTGAACTGGTCGAACGGCTTGCAACGCTCACAGTCGCTGCAATACTTTTCAGCGTTGGGATTCCCGCCCGCTCTAACGACCTTTGCTCTGACGTGCAGCAGCTTGTGGAACGCCTGATCCTCACAAATCACGAGGTTGCCGTTCGCCAAGTTATTTGTGTTTTCGTCAACGTGGTGAATCACAGCCTTCGCTGGCAGTGGTCGGCCCAGCGCGTTCACCGCCGCGAGAACGTGTAGCGCGACGTGGCCCTGAACGTCCGCTCGTGGGTGACCGTGCAGCGTCTGCTTTTTGTAACTAAACTTCTTTCTCACGCCGCGACCTCGTTGGGATCTGGGATGTAGATCCCCATCTCGGCACCGAGCCGCTGTGCGCGTTCGATCAGGTCGTTAAATTCCGCGACGTTGAGCTGTGATGTGTGGCCCGGCACGATATGAAGCTCGCCGGTCTTGATGTCGATCACTTCGTGTGGAATGAGATGCAGCGCCAGGGCGTCGTGCATCGGCTGCTTGTCGTAGCCACAGTGCTCCATAAACAGCGGGACCACCACTTTCCACCAGTAGCGGTTCTGTGAGAGCGAGCGCTGGCGCTTGCCGACGGAGATTTTCAACGTCACCGGGCCGTCAGGAAAACGCGCGAGCGCCTGCTCGAACACTACGCGGCCTTCGAGGCGCAGCTTGCCTTTGATGATCTCGCCGCCGATTTCGAACATTTCCTGGGTCATGCGGCGGGCACCAGCCCTTCCATCGCTTCGACCTCTGCCTCGACCTCGCGCAAAAACTGCCGCGCCATCAGCTCATACGCGTCGATCTGGGCTTGGTCGCGCTGATGACGGATGTGGAAAATCTGCAGGTGCGGCGGGAAGCGGTCGTCATACGACACAAACTCCACCCACTGCGCGCCGGTGATCCAGAGCTGATGGATCACTTGCCACAGGTATTCGCTCGGGAGCACGCCGCCCTTCCAGTAGGTGAAATGCGTGGCGCTCTTCGGACACTTGATCTCGATGAGGCCCTCGAAGTCGCCGATGACGCCGTCGGGTGAACAGCCCGCCAGGAGCGTGTCGTGCTCGACAAAGCCGCACGGGTGAATCGTGCAGTTGAGCAGCAGCTCGGCGGCGGCCAGGGCTTCGGGCTCCTTGTCGATGCCGCGCTGCATGTCGTCGTTGATGTAGTTGCGCTCGGCGCTCTGCTTCGTCAGGCGCTCGACCGAGAGCTGCGTGCGAAGGTCGCGACGGCTCGCGGCCTCGTTGCTGCTCTTCAGCCGCGCCATCATGTCGGCCGCGCGGGACGCGGTGAATTTGCCGACGCGGAGCTGCGCCCAGGCCTCGCCGCGCTGATCGACATCGTGTCGAATCACTCCGACACCCTGGCCGCGCGTGCTTTGATCGCTTCCCAGGTCTTCCGGTCGGCCTTCGTCAAGTAGGCCTTGAACGCGCCCTTGCTACTAGTCCAGGCCTTGTCCACGGCGGGCTTGCCGTTGTCGGCGGCCGCGCTGAGGTCGAGCAGCCACTCGTCGTAGCCGTCCGGCTTTGGCATCGCGGGCTCGCTCGTCGTCGTGCGGCCGTTGTCGTCTTCGTTCCTGGTGGCGATGAGCAAGAGGCTCTGCAGCGTGTAGCGGCGACCGTAGCTGATCGCGCTGCCGAGCGCCTGGATGGCGTTCTTGTTGCCGGTGGTGTCGGCGCTCGCCACAAACTCACTGGTGATCGCGTGGCCGTCGCGATGGGTCAGGACGGCAGTGACGCGCACGCGATTCGGCTCGGGATAATCCGAGTGGTGTGTCACTGCGAAGCCGTGCTTGTGCAGCACCGGCCGCGCGATCTCGATGATGTCTTCGAGCAGCGGATACGGGCCGTTGAGACTGCGCCCGCGCTCCGGCACCGTCGGCATTTCGTGCTGCATCGCCGAGAAGCTCGCGTTGAACGCGGCCTCTGCGTTGTGCCGCATCACGCGCTCTTGCAGCTCGATGAGTTTTTCGAGTTTGTCCACCGGCACATTCGGGTCGGCGGCGAGCCGTTCGAACATGGTCACGACCGGCGGCGGCTCGGGGGTCGGCAGCGTCTCCAGCAGATCAGGCATTCACGTCTCCCGGTCGTTCCGCCGCGCAATACCAGCAGCGACGAATCCCGTCGCGGCCTTTCATCGTGAAGTTGTGCGCGCCACCCAGGCGCGCGGGACACTGCTGACTCAGCGTGATGGTCGGCTGCGGCTCGTCCTGGCGTTCCTGCTGTTGCTCACGCCATGCGGCCTCGTCCTGCTGCTGACGACGCTCACGCTCCTGGCGGCTCATCACTCACCCGCGCTTGTTTCACCGTCGTCCAGGTGCGCTCGTTCTTCCGGCCGAACGTCGGCGTGAACACCGGGTCGCCGTCGAGCCAGCGACTGACCAGCACGCCAGAATACTTCTTGAGGCCTGCGGCGAATTTCAGCAGCAGCTTGTCGTAGTGGCCGTGTGACTGGTGGTAGAAGAACGTCGAAGGCTGAATGCCCAGGATCAGCCGCAGCTCCTGGCCCGTCATCGGTGCCCCGCTGCGCGCGAGCGCAATGGCCGCCTCGCGCGCAGACATCGAGGTCGTCTCCGGCGGCACGGTGTCCACGACAACCTCTCGGGGGCTCATCTCAACATCTCCTTGAGCACGGCGGGTGCGGGCAGCTCGGGTGGCGCGTCCTGCGGGAACAGTTCTTCGACGGTGCGGTTCAACACCTTGGCGAGGCGCTTCCGCTCGTCCTTGGATAGTTCCTTGCGGCCGTTCACAGCGCGCGACAGCGTCTCGGGGGTCATCAGCGCTTCGCGCGCGATGTCCTTCTGGAGGCGGCCCGTGCCGCGCGAATGGTCGGCGAGAATCGCGAGCTTGAGAGAGACATTCACAAATCGCGGCATGCCCCAGCTCCTTCGAGAAGGCATACCCTAAAACAAGATTCTGTCCGATGCAACTGTGCTATATGAAATAGCACGAAACGTTGGAGCTACTAGGAGAAGTTAAGAGGCTTTGGTATGATTCGCACACATGCGGGGCGTCTCGTGGGTCGGGCTCATGAAGCTACGCGGCACGGTGGAAAACACCGCGATGGCCCGACGTGCGCTTGGGCCGAGTGCGACGCCGCGCACCGTCGCGTCGCTCTCGAACTACTTCTCTCGCGTCATCAACGGCCGCGTGCACAAGGTCTCCGCACAGGTGCTCGGGCAGATCGCGCTCGGCTTAGGCTACCGGTCGATGAGCAGCTTCTACGCCGACTGGGAGCGCACGACCGCTGACAAACCCGCCCGTCACCGCCCGCGCCCGGTTCCCGGCGCAGCGGCCCCACCTGAACCGTTCATGCAGGGCTTCACAAAAAGTGTAGATACCCTCTCGTCAAATCTCCGAAAATCTGGTATTACAGAGCGCGATGGGAAGCGCCGGAGTAAAGACGAGGTCGAAGCGCTCGCACGCCAGCTCCATGCCTTCGCCGAGACGTGTGCCGCTCTCGGAGATACGCTTGCTCGTGAGAGCAATGCAGCAGCTCGTCGGCCACGACCGGCAGTGGAAGGTCGTGATCGCCCGCGACCTCGAACGCGCGCTCGTCGCTGAACGCCGCGCGTTCGAACAACGCACGCCCCGCCGTCGGAAAACCTACAAATTTTTCAATGGGAGTTAAGCATGGCGCGATCTGCTTTCGATGCGTCTGACTTCGTCTCCATCCTGGGCCAGCACTTCGTGAAGCACGAACGACAGACGCTGCTCAACATCCCTGGGTCATCGGTCTCTTACGACCGCGTGACACTCGGCCGCTTGGGCTGTCCGCATCCTGCTGCCGCGTTGCGTCTCAACCGCGTGTTCCAAGAACTTCGCATCCGCACGCTCGAAGGGTTAGCACGGGAAATTCACACCATCGGCAATTTCAAAGGCCTGGGCGTCACCGCGTATTTCGTGGTGCTCGCAATTCTGCGCGAGCACGGCTACGATGCCGAAAAACTCCACGGGGAAGACGTCACGGTTTCGACATTAAAGTCGCGAGCCAATAAGGCCTCGCGCAAGCGCGCGACGAAGCGGCCGCGTCGCGCGGGTCCACCTTCAGAGGCGGCCGATGCTGGAGCCTGATATGAAGAAGATCGACTACAAGGAGCAGACGTATCGCATCGGCATCCCGATTCGCGTGCGCGAGATCGAAGAGGAAATCTCCGGCTACCATCGTGACTACCCCGAGCTGTTTTTAAGTGAAGCGGTGCCGCAGCTTTTGCGGCCGGAGCTACGCAACGGCGCGTCGTCTAACGGCACTGCGCCGAAAGTCGCGAAGGCTGCCGCGTCCGGCTACAGCAAGAACGTCGTCACGCAGCGCACAAAGTCGCTCGACATTCTCAACTGGATCGGCTTGGCGAAGTCGCGGACCCTCGACGCGATGCGGAAGCACGGCGTCGATATGCGCGGCATCCATCAGCTCGTGAACAATGGCTACCTCCGACGCCAGGGCGACGCGTTCATCCGCACCAAAAAAGAATTTCTCGTCGCGAAGTGGTTGTCGCGCGGAGTCGCCGAGCGCATGGAGATCGTCGGCACGCCGGTGAAAGTGAAGAAGGCGAAGAAGGGGTCCTGGGCGCTGAATCGGCACGAAACTCGCACGAGGAGCGCCGAGTTAATCAACAGCTTCGACACCGAGAACCCGAAGCCCGCACCGAAGGAGCATATCCGCTCGATGGGCAGCTACGTCCGGCGCGGCTATCTGAAGCAGCGCGGTCGAGGGCTCTACATCCGCACGGGCAAGGTGTATCAAGTCGATGCCTAAGTAGGAGGTGCTCGTGGGGCACGAGCAAATCACCCAGGCCGAGACCTGGACGTTTTACATCCCGGCGAAAATTCCGCACGCGGTCCCCGGCGTCATCGAGCTGGGGCGCGTCCTGGCGGAAGCAAAGACCGCGCTGGCCCCGGCTGAATTTGACCGGCTGTTCAACGAACGGCTGGTCCCCTTCGGCCGGTCCTCTGCGAATCAACTGATTGCCATCGCGTCGCACGCGGTGCTCGCGAACCCGACCCACGCGGCCGTGCTGCCGACCGCGTGGACCATCCTGGGCGTGCTGGCGGGCATCCCCGCCGAGCTGCTCGATCCGGCCGTGCGCGAGGGCCGCGTGACGCCGACGTCGTCGCGCGGCGACGCCAAGACGCTCTATCGCGCGTTGATGCCCAGCCGGAAGGCCGCGCTGGCCGTCGATCAGCCGACCTACCTCCGCGCCGACACTCCTGCCCGGCGCGACGCGCGGCTCAACCGGATGCGCGAGCTGGCCGCCGAAGGGGCGCGCTCCGACCAAATCGCCGCCGCTGTGAATCTGCACCCGGCGACCTGCCGCGCGTTGATGCGGAAGCACGGCATCGACTGCGTCGCCGACCGGGTGACCGGCCGCTCGCGGCGGCTGAACGCTGACCGCATTCTCGAAGACCTTGTCCGCAGCGCGCACGGCATCGCCGAAGACATCAAGCTGATCGCCTTCGAGCAGCTCACGCCCGCTGCCGTCCCCGAGCACGTCGCCTCGCTCAAGACCTCCCTCAAGGCCATCGGCCAGCTCGTCACCCGCCTGGACGCCAAGGAGCGTTATGCAGCAAAAACGAAACTCGCTCACGCCGAGGAACCCCGGAAAAATCGTGGAGGTGCTCATTAGTTTGCTGGAGACACCTCCGGCGCTCGTCATCCAGCGGCCGTTCATCCAGGCGCACGGCGACGCGCTCGCGAAGGACCTCGACCTCTCGCTGCTCGGGTATCCGGTGGTGAATCATCGCGACGGCAAATGGTGGATCGTGGACGGCCAGCACCGCATCTACGCGCTGCGCGAGAACGACCTGGGCAACGAGAAGCTGTATTGCGAGGTCCACGAGAACATGACGGACCAGGAGATGGCGCAGCATTTTCTCGGGCGCGACAAGCGTCGCGCGATCTCCCCGTTCGCGAAATTCAAGATCGGCTGCACGGCGGGCCAGACGCGGGAGAACGCCATCCAGCGCGTCGTGGAGGCCAACGGCCTGACCATCATGCGGACGAAGGGCACGAAGAACGTCGGCGCGGTGAGCACGCTCATTCGGATTTACGATTCGAACCCGACGAAGGACACGGCCGTCGGGTTCGTGGTGCGCGTCGCCAAACTCGCGTTCCAGGGCGACTCGCTCGGCTTCGACGCGGCGATGCTCGAAGCGCTCGGGTTGATCAACACCCGCTACAATGGACGCGTCGTGGAGAAGCTGCTCATCGAGCGGCTCTCGCTGCCCCAGAACAGTGCCCGCAACCTGATGCGCCGTGCGGAGGACATCCGCGCTCGCACCGGCAACTACAAGGCCCCGTGTCTTGCCAGCGTCATCGTGGACGCTTACAACCGAGGCGCGTTTGGCAAAGCGCGCCTGCAGTCCTGGTGGAAAACGTCGGAGAGCGACGCGTCCGAAGGGTAGGTCCCGATGATCCGTAAAACCGATGCGCCCCCGTTCGAGGAAATTCTCAAAGCGATGAGCGACCCCGAAAATCTCCCGAGGAAACTCGGCGGCCGAGGCGAGACCGACACCGAGCGCCTCGAAGCGAAGGCCGCGCTGCTGCGAATCACGGCCGACCCCGACAAGATCCGCGCGGTCTGCATCGGCTGCAGCGACGACATGCCGATGCGCGAGGCCGCGATGTGCGAGTGCGGCGGCTTCGTCTGCGCGGCGTGCCAGCGTCTCGAAGAAGAGGGCGTGTGCGACCACCAGAAACCCGCGCTGCTCGACGGCGTGCCGGAGGACGAAGATGACGATGACTGACGCACGCGCGGGCTACATCGCGGCTATCGGCTCGGGGCTCGGCGTCGTGCTGCAGCTCCTGGCCGTCGCCCTCACCGTGTGGCACACCGGAGACAACGGGCTCATTCTCAGCATCCAGAGCGTGCTGCTCGTCATCACCGTGCTGACGCTGTGGCGCGCCCGCTCGATGATGGCCGAGCACATCGAGAAGATCGGGCGTTACGCGGCCGAGCGCAAGATGTCCGAGATCATGCTGGAGAAAATGCGGGACGCGACGCTCACGACCGCGACGGTGGAAGCAGACGTCGAGGACGACGACACGCCACCAGGGCGTCGGCACTGACATGCATCACAAACGACGGCGGGCCCCAGATCGTCGCGCGGGCTGCGCGATGTGCAAGCCGCACAAGCTCTCCGGCTGGCGGAAACGGATCAAGATTCGCGGGCTGCGCGTGCCGCGTCGGCTCGACCGGCTGGAGGACGGGAAACTATGAACAAAGTGATCGGCGAGAAGACGCGGCCGACCAACGAGCCGCCGCTCTGTGTGACGTGCAGCAACGCGCTCATCGTGAAGGGCACGCGCTTCGGCGACGACCTGACCATTTGTCGCAGCGGGCTCGGGCCGGTGCGGTTTCGCGTGACGGAGTGCAGCGCCTACGACGACAGCCGGATCGTCCCGGTCTATCGCCTCGAAGAGACCGCGTGGCGACGATGGGGCGACCGCTTCGTCTCACCCTCTGAGCTATACGAGCTACGGCGCGCGGCCGCACAAAGTGGAAACGCGGCCGACGACGACGAGAAGTAACCGATGGCGATGAGCGACCGGCAGGAGCGTTGGTATCGCGAGAAGGACCTCGTGCGCCTGCGGCAGCAAATCGGCGAGGCCCCGCTCACCGTCCACTGTCGCCCGCGCGAAGGCGGCGGGACCATCTACGTGGCGACCGACCTGCACGGCGTCACGTTCGAGGGTCGCTTCCAGGTCGTGGCGGCCTGGATTGAAGGCTACCGCATGGCCCATGCCTGGGCCCGGTGATGTGGACGGTGCTGCTGATCCTGGCGCTCGTGCTGGCGCTGGTGCTGCTGATTGCTATCGGCGTCCTGGTGGTGCTCTTCGGGCCGCCGACCGGTCTCTGGAAATAGCCTGTTTGACACAACCCAAGCGCTTGATGTATCATCGTGTGAAGGAGATAGGACCGATATGCCCTCATACGAAGACGACCTCATTCGACGCGCCCGTGAACTGCAGCGCCTCGCGACGAAACGCCGCCGCCTGAAGCGCCAGCTCAAACAAGTGGACCTCGACATCAAGAAGGCCCGCAAGGACCTCAACGCGGTCAAGCAGGCGAGCGAAGGCCGCCGCCCTGACGCCGCGCCGAGCCGTCTGCACGCGGGCGTGACCAGTGTCGGCACCCTGCACACCGAACTGCCCGACTCGAAGGAGAAAGCATCGTGACAAACAAGACCGCCACCACCACCGAGCCCGACTACATCGTGGAAAACCACGGCAGCGTGTTCCTGTTCGTCGCGCAGACGAACGAGGCGCACGACAACCTGAAGGAGAACGCGCAGGAGGGCGCGCAGTTTTTCGGCCGCGCGCTCGTGGTCGAGCACCGCTATGCCGCCGACCTCGCGCAGCGGCTGCAGGAGGAAGGATGGCTGGTCCAATGACACGCCGCCGCTTCTACTTCAACGTCTGGGCACTGCTGCTGCTCGTGGTCGCCATCTACGTGCTCGTGGCCTCGCATCACTTCGAACCCGCCCCGTGGACGCGGGTGATTCAGAACACCACGACCGGCGAGCAGCGCACGCAGGTCTCGACCGATGGCGGCAAGACATGGCACTGAAGGCTTGCCCAACCTGCGGCGGCGTCCTGGAGTTGCTCCCAGGCACGCTCGTCGGCGTCCTGATGGCCCCCGCGTTCTACGTGCGGGGTCGCGTTGAAAACTACATCGAGCTGCAGCCGCGCACCGTCGTGGCCTGCACCGATTGTGAATACGCCGAGGTGAAACGATGAAGAAGAAAACGAAGCGCCGCATCCCGCGCACGCGCGGGCCGGTGTTCATGAAGTCGCTGACGCGACGCAACCCCGGCGACCCGCCGCCGGTGGGCATCTACGCCGAGCCGAAGCGCTCGCGGCTGTCGATGCTCGCGCTCTACTCCACGAGCGACGGCCCGAGCGTGCCGACGGCCTGGAGAGTCTCGGCCGGGCTCTTCCTTCGCGCGCTGCGGCTCGTGCGCGCCCTGGCGGGCTACGAGTGCGCGGGCGTCGATCAGCCGGTGGACGCCACGACGCCGTGCGGCAAGTGCGGCCCGTGCGAGGCGTCCGCGTTCATCGAGGAGATTTCACGATGAGCAAAAATCGACACGCCGTCGCGCTCGGCCGTCTCGGCGGCAAGGCCCGCACGCGCGCCAAGGTCGCCGCCGCGCGCACGAACGGCAAACTCGGCGGCGGGCAGTTCGTCTATCCGCGCGGCACCACCGGCGCGCAGCGCTACCACCTCCGCAACATCGCCGCCCAGGGCGGCAAAGTCATCACCGACGCAC